CGACATGGCAAGGCTTGTTCTACTATTCGGTGGCCGAAGCACTCTGGCCGCAACAGACGAGCTTCAGGGCTTCGATCTCAGCAGGATCATTGGCGATCACTGGCGCGACGATCACCGATGCGCTCGGTGGTCCTGCATGGGTAACGATATGGGACTACACGTCTATCTGGAACGCGACCGGCGGCGTCAATGATGGCTGGATCGGTTACACGCATTGCCTGGCTATTCCACGCTCAGAGTTGAGCGCGGTCGGCGGCAACCAAATCCGCCTGACCCTGAATGCCGGAACAGGCGGCATGACGTTGTCCGCTCTCTGGGTTGGCAATGGTGGCGGGGCAACGCCTTATGCGTTTACCGGCACGCCGGTGCAATTGAAGCTTGGCGGATCGAATACCGTGGTGGTTGCGGCTCTTGGCCGATCGACCACGGATAACGGCATAGCGTTTGTGAAGGACGCGACGAACAGCCTCGTCATGTCGTGGCAATTCGAGGATGCCGCGCACGACGACGTCGGGGTCATGTCCGTGCAAGGGACCGAGGCGAGTTATTACGCATTAGGCGCGCACGCGGCGGATGTGGCCAAGACCGGCTACACACCGGCCGGCGGCACGACCCTTGTTGTGTCAAAGGTGGAGATCTTCATTCCATGAAACGAATCTGGACCGAGCCAACATAGGAGCGAACGACCATGGCTATCGCGACAACCTATCCGTTCTCTAAATTCCTGGTGAAGGTCGGGGACGGCGCATCGCCGGAAGTGTTTACGGATCCGTGCGGGCTCACCACCAAGGGCTTCACCCGCTCGGCTAATTTGAACGACACCAACATTCCGGATTGCGACGACCCCGATGCACCGTCCTGGCTCGGCCGCGATGTGGTGTCCTACCAGGGCCAGATCGCCGGCTCGGGCGTGGTGGCGCAGGAAAGCTTCGCCACCTGGGAAGACTGGTGGAACGCCGGCGAGACCCGCAACGTGCGGATCGAGCTGAACACCGAGGCCGCCTGGATCATGCCGGCCAAGCTGCAGGAATTCGCCATCACAGCCGAGCGCGGCAACAAGGTGCAGATGGCGGTGAACATCGTCAGCGATGGCGCGGTCGTGCCGGTAGCCATTCCATGAGCGCAGAGGATGGCAGCGTCACGCTGCAATTCGGCGACGGCGAGCACACCTTCCGCATTGCCTTCGGGCAGTGGCGCGAGCTGCTCGAGAGCATCAACAAGCCGCGTCAGGAAATGGGCCTCGAGCCGATCGGCCCGATGGGCTTGCTCAAGGCGATGCTGAACGGCGACGCCTGGCCGAACGATGTGCGCGAGGTGATCAGGCTCGGGCTGATCGGCGGCGGCATGAAATCCGACCGGGCGCTGGTGCTGGTGAAACGCTACGTCGAGGGCCGGCCGTACTTCACCAACATCAGCGAGGCCAGGGTGATCCTGCAAACCGCGATGCTTGGGCCGCCCGAGGATCCCGCGGGAAAAAAATCAACGCCGGAAGCGGACCCGGCGCCCGAGATGAAATCCGCTTCAGCGCCATCTACGGCCTCGGCGCTGCAATAGGATTTTCGCCCGATGTGGTTGACCGATGTTCGCTCTGGCAATTCTCGGCAGCGGTCGACGGCTGGAACAAGGCGCACGGCGGCGAGCCGAAACCGGAAGCACCGAGCGATGCTGAGTTCGACGAGATGCTGGATCAGTCGGCCGAGCTTGAGGCGCGCAGCCTGAATGGCAAAGAACCAAAGCGTCGAGAAGTTTCAACGCCTGACGGTTGAGCTCAAACGCCGGGTCTACACCGACGCAGTGGCCGAGCTGGCGGTGCAATCCGATCGCCTGATGCAGACCATGATTTCCGCGGTTCCCTATGGGCCGACCGGCGACCTGGCTAAATCGATCCGTAAGGAAAGCGACCGCGACGGGTTGCTGATGCGGATCAAGGCGGGCGGGCTTCTAACGATGCGGCTGCACGGCGGCGACGAGCGCAAGCCCTACGACTACGCACGCGCGGTGGAATTCGGCACCGAGAAGATGAACGCGCATCCGTTCTTTTTCCCGAGCTATCGGCTGATGCGCAAAGACATGAAAGCGGCGATGAAACGCAAGATCACCAAGACCATCAAACAATATTCGGCAACGGAATAGATGGCCGACACCGCCGCCTTAGTCGTCGCGCTATCCGCGCAACTCAGCAAGTTCGAAAAGGATTTGCAGAAGGCCGGCGTCATTGCCGAGAAATCCGTCAAGGATATCGAAGGCAAATTCGAGAAGCTCAATCCGAAAATTTCCACATCGTTCTTCGGCAACCTATTTGCCAATTTCGCCGACAAGGCGGTGGGCGCGGCAATCACCGCGGTTGAAGGCTTGATCGCGCGCTTCAAGGAACTGCAGAAGACCGCGGAATATACCGAGCTTTCTATGGCATGGCTTTACGGCCTGCAGGAAGCTGGCGGCAAGGCCGGCGCATCGGTTGGCGAAATCAACGCCATGGTTAAGGCGCTGAATTTCAGCCTCGATCAAATGCAACGCGGCGGCGACAACGCCCTTAAGACGTTGCTGGATGCTAACCCAAAATTCCTCAAGGGCGCTAGCAAGGAAGCGCTTGATCTGCAGCAAACCCTGAAGATTGTTGCCAATATCATTTCGGAATTAAACAACGTACAGGGCGGCAACGTCCTCAAGAACCTGGGCATTCCGGAAGAAAATTTGAAACTGCTGCAGAAGGGCGGCGAGGCGGTTGAAAGATTGACGCAACAAGCCGCGAAAGGCGCGCCGGATTTTGAAAGAATTGCCGAAGCGTCAAAAGAACTAAGTGAGAATGTTGAACGCGCCGTGAAATGGCTGCAATTGCTTCCGGCCAAGGGGTTGGCGTGGTTCCAGGATCTCGGCGAAACTGCGGAAGAAAAAACGTTTCCCAGAGGCGCGCCGACGGCAGAAGTAACCGTTAACGCCATAAAGAAAGGCAGACAAAGCACGGCGGTGGATCCGTTTGTTAGCAAAAAAGCTGCGGTCGGTGATGAGAGTGCCTGGAAGCGCACCAACGACCAGATTAACAAGCACATCATTCTGATGGAGGCCGATACCGATGCGGTCGGTAAGAACACCGGCGAGCAGGAAAAGGCGCGTACCGTTGCTTTGCTGAAGGCAGCGGCCGACAAGGACGGCGGCAAGTGGACCGCGGAAATGATCAAGAAGATGGAGGAGCAAGCCACGGCGGCCGGCGTGGTAGCGCAGAGGCTCGCCCTCGCTCAACATGCGGTGCAAGAACTCAACGAGGCGTCAAAGGATTTCGGCTCGGCGCTGGCCGAAGGCTTCAAGGCCATGGTGCTCGAGGGCAAGAAGCTCGATGAGGTTTTGAAGAACCTCATGAACCGTTTGGCCAGCAAGGCGATCGACAAGCTGTTTGATCTTGCGTTTGCCACACCGGCCGGCGGCGGCACATCGATCTTCGGCACGCTGCTGACCGGGCTGACCAAGCGGGCCGATGGCGGGCCGGTGATGGCTGGCGCACCCTACATCGTCGGCGAGCACGGGCCCGAGCTGATGGTGCCTGGGCAATCCGGCATGGTGGTGCCGAACCAGGCGCTCGGCCGCACCGGGCGGGCGCTGACGGTGGCGCCGGTCTATAACATCGATGCATCGGGCGCCGACACCGCGGCGGTGGCGCGGCTGCAGGCGGCCTTGATTGCCACTAATCGCAGCCTGGAAAGCCGCGCGCTGGCGGCGGTCTCCTCGCACATGGCGCGCGCCGGATGAGCCTGCCGGTCGAAGTAGCCGCACTGGTCGGCAGCCGTGAGGCGCCGTGTGCGTTCCTGGTGCGGTTTCATTTCGTGTCGGGGATCGTCCGGGTGTGGACCGGGTTCGGCCGGCTGCAGACGCTCGACGGCCAAGTGTGGAGCGGGCTTGGCGAACTCGGCACCATCGATGGGTTAACCACGGCATTCAACGGTAGCGCGCCTGCGGGCCGGTTGACGGTGAGTGGTGTTGACGCCGAGCTGCTATCTCTGGCAGTCGGCGAGACCGATGATTTTGTCGGCCAGCCGGTGGCGATCTTTCTGCAGGCATTCAACGGCCGGGCATTGAGCGGCAACCCCTGCGCCATCGCGGTGCGGCTGATGATGTCGCTGGAGGTGTCGCGCACGCTCGGCACGCGCACGCTGTCGATCGCGCATGAGACGCCATATACGGGACGCAACCGTCCGGCCGGCGGGTTCTATTCCGACCGCGACCAGCAGAAGCGTTTCCCAGGGGATACATTCTGCGAGCGCACGCCGTTACTGATGTTTCAAAGCAGACGATGGCCGGACTACTGAGCGAATACTTGCGCTCCGCGGCGGGCCGGCAGTTTGCCTATGGGCAATGGGACTGCGGGTTGTTCTTGGCCGACTGGGTTGCGCTGGTGAAAGGCATCGATCCGGCGGCCGATCTGCGCGGGCGCTATCGGCGGCTTGAGGACGTGCCGGGCATCGGCGGGCGCCGCGGCCTCATTGGCATTCTCACCGGGCTGGCGCGCCGGCTGGGGCTCACGGCAACGCGGCAGCCGAAGCCGGGTGATGTGGCGCTGATCTCGATTGGCGGCGCGGCGCCGGTCGGCGCGATCCGGGGCGATCGAGGCTGGTTCGTCCTGGCGGAAGGCGGCGGCATTTCCTGCGCGCCATCGGCTCGGCTGGTGAAAGCATGGGCGCTGTAAATGGCCGAGACCATCGGCTTTCTGATCCTGACGGCGGTCAGCGCCGAAACCGCGTTTGGTGCCGCGACCGTAGCGGTTGCCACCATCATCGGTACCGGCGTCCTGGTTGGCGGCGCTTACACGGTCAATCTGGCGATGACGCCGGACCCGGAGGAAAAGACACCATCAGACGGACAGATCACCACCAAGCAACCAATCCCCCCGCGGCGCCGGCATTACGGGCGCGTGAAGTTGGCAGGGCCGTTGATGTTTGTTGAGCCGCTGTCTGGCTATGGCGGGCCGCCGCAACTCGACCAGGTGATCGCACTCAACCATGGGCTGGTCGATGGCTTCGAAGAATGCTGGCTTAATGAATATCTGGCTGTCCTGGATAACCCAATATCCGCCGGCGGCGGTAGCGTTATCTCCGTGGTTGGCGCCGGCCCTGAAGTATTCGCCAGTTTCGTCGGCGTCACGGTGGAATTCGGCACCGACGATGATGATGGGTTTGACTTTCTGCACAGTAATTTTCCGACGATCTGGGATGCCTCGCACCAGGGCAAGGGTATCGCCAAGGCGCTGATGCGGACGGCCGAGCCGGTGGCAGAGGAATTCACAACGGTCTATCCCGGCGGCCAACCGCCGGTGATGCGCTTTGTGCTGCGGGCCTCGCGGGTGTGGGATCCGCGGTTGGCCCAGGACAAGGATGATCCGGCAACCTGGACCTGGACAACAAACCCGGTCCTGATCGCGCTGGACTATCACCGGCACCCGGACGGTATGCGGCTCGCGCATCTCGATGGTGTGTTGTTCACGTCGGCGGCGCTGGCCGAGGACTGGATCCCGGCGGCGAATATCTGCGACGAGGCAATCGCGTTGGCGGCCGGTGGCACCGAGCCGCGCTACCGGGCAAGCGGCGGCTATGATTTGCCGACCGCGGCGCCGAAGGATGTGCTCGGCGCAATCTTCGCCACTTGTGACGGCCAGGTTTATCAGCGGGCCGATGGCGCGATCGGTGTGCGTGTTGGCAAGACCGTGGCGCCGACCGTGACGATCGGCTCAGATCACATCCTGGCCTATGACGGGTTTCGCAAGGGCGGCAATGCCTTTACTGCGGTCAACGAAATCACCGCGCAATATACTTCACCACCGAACGACTATCAGACCAGCGATGCCGCGGCCTGGCGCGACGAGGCGGACATTTCCGAACGCGGCCAGGTGCTATCCAGCAACATCAGCCTTTATTGGGTAAGTTCGCACAGCCAGGCGCGGCGGCTGATGAAGATCGAGATGTATCGCCGCAACCCGGAATGGAGCGGCCGCATCGTCACCGATCTGTATGGCTTGAACGCCTACAACGAGCGGTTCATCAATCTGCAGATCGGCGAGCTTGGCATCACCGGCAGTTTCGAGATCACATCATTTGAGATCGACGCTGGTGCCGGAACCTGTGCGATCGGCGTCAGCGCCATGGTGCAGACCGCCTACGACTGGACCACGGGCGAGGAAAGCGAGCCGCCGGTAATGGGCGCGGCCGGGCCAGAGATGGCGCCGATCGGGGCGCCGACCGGCGTGATGGGATCGAGCGGCTTGCCCGGCGCGGCGCTTCGCGCGATCGGCGACCCGATCAACCTGGTGATCAACTGGGACACCGACGACCAGATTGAAACAACCGGCAAGGCGCAGTTCAAGCCTTCGACTGCGGACGACGGCGGCTGGCTCGATGCCAACGTGCAGGCATCGCAGACGCAGGCCATCACGGTGATGGTGCCGAGCGGGCAGAGCTATGACGTGCGGGTGGCTTGGGCGAGCGGCACGCGAAAAAGCGATTGGACGACGGTAACGGGGATCCTCGCATGATTGCCTGGCCGGCGGCGCTGAAACCGAATAACGGCGGCTTCGGGCAATTGGTGCGATCGCTGTCGGGCGGGCCGAGCCTGTCGGGGTTTGAGCAAGTCGTGCCGCAGATGACCGACCGCTGGCAGGCGCGTTATCAGGTGCCAGTGCGCAACCGCGAGCAGATGATGGCGATGCGTGCCATGCTCGGCAATCTGCGCGGCCGCACCGGCACCATCGCCTTGCCGGCTTACGAGAACCGTTATGCACCCTGGCGCACCGATCAATATGGCCGACGGTTCACACCGAAATATGTGCGCACGCGCGCGCTCGACGGTACCGCTTATGCCGATCCGGCGAACATCAACGACACGTTGATAACGGCAACCGTTCGTGACGCTGCAGCGGCGATGGCCGACGCTATTTACGTGCGCATGACAACTGGCGCAGCGCCGCAACCCGGCAACCGTTTTTCCATCAATGCGCGGCTGTACGAAATCGGCGCTGTGGCGGCGGCCGGTGGTGTCGATTACGCGGTGGCGATCTGGCCATGGCTGCGGTTTGCGACTGCGGCCGGAACCGTGGTGGATTTCACGACGCCAGTTTGTGAGATGCGGTTGATCAGCGACGACCAGGGCCAGGATGCCATGCAATCGCTCGATGTCATGAAATACGCCGCGCCGGTTCTGCAATTCGAGGAAGCGGCGCCGGTCACCGACGATACTCCGCCAGCATGAGGTCACAGCAATGAGTAGCAAACGCGCACCGAGCCGGGTTGATTACAAGGTTGAAGTTACCGACCCGGCATATCCAACCGTCTATTCCGGTTCGATGCCGATCCCGACGACGGTGGTGCCGCTGACGCCGCACATGATCTACGAGCTGCCTAGTTCGATCTACACCATCGAAACCAACGCCAACGAAGACTTTAATCTGAAGCTGCAACTAACCCGGCTTGAGCGAGACGGCACCGAGACGCCGGTTAATCTTACCGGCGGCGCGCTGTCGTTTTATATCCGGCCGCGGTTCGATCATACGGCGCTCATTAAACTACTGACGATCGGCGACGGCATCATTGTCGAGGATGCAATTAATGGACTGATTACGCTCTACATGCCGGAAGTTGACGTTCGCACCGATTTGCTGGTGACCAAACCGCCGGCCAACCATTGGGACTATTTCTTGAATTTCATTCTCGGCAGCGGCACCACCGAGCTGTTCCGTGGGCCGTTTGTGGTTCACGCCGGCCACACCAACTAAAGGAGAAGCCATCATGCCGACCGTGATCAGCGCTGGGCGACCTTCCATTGTTGTCGCGCGGCCTGTCGGGCCGAAGGGCGATCCAGGCACGGACGGCGCGCCGGGTCCGATCGGGCCGACCGGGCCAGCCGGGCCGCAGGGGACGCCTGGCCAAGACCTCGATCCCGATGCATCGGGAACGCTGGCGCAACGCGCGGCCTATGACGCACAACCGCAGGGCTTCACCTATCTGCAAACGGATGTGACGCCGTGGCAATATTGGGTAAAGGCGTCGAATGCGTCGGGTGCCTGGGCTGGGCCGCAGCCATTCGGCAGTATCGTCCAGACGTTTGAAACGCGCGCCAGCGTGGTGGCGGCATTCATTAATCCGGTCGCTAATTTTCTGCGCACCGCCGGCTATGGCGCGATCGGCGACGGTGGCGGGGCACTATACAAACGGGTTGGCTCGTCGCCTGCGCATAACGGCAAGGTGCAATCGGCTGATGGTGCTTGGTGGGAACTAGCTGAGACGAGCCCCGACGTGCGGATGTTCGGCGCCAAGTTCGACGACGCCACCGATGACCTGACGGCATGGAATAACGCAATCGGCTGGGCCAACATCAAGGGAGGCCAATGCTCGATCCGCGCGACCGGTGGCACCAGCGTGATTTCCGGCGCGGTGACGCCGATCGCGGCGCCCGATTTCTGGATCGTCGGCGACCACGCGGCCGGGGTTCGTTGCACTGGCACCGGTATCACGTTCCAGTGGGGATCGAGCACATACGGAACGGAAGGCGGAGGGATCGATGGGCTGGATTTCTTATTTACCGGGACGCCTGCGGCCACGCAGACTTGCATCAAGGTCTATTGGGGGTTTCGGGTTATATTCTCAAATATTACCGTCCAGGGAATTGCCACCCTGATTTCACTCGGTGAAACCGCGGCGTTTTATGCGGCGCAGGTTCAACTGTTCGATATAAACGGAAGCTGCGCCAATGTCGCGGCACCGTTCATCGACTGGAAGATTGGCAACGGCGTTTATATCTCGCGCGTTGACGTTTTTGTTTCTGATGCCGCCGGCGGAGTTGTAAGCCGATCGTTTCTGCGGGTTGCGCCGACAGTCGCCGGCGGGGTGGATACGGCACAAATTGAATTTGTAACCGGGCAACTGTTTTGGGCTGGCCTTTTGCTCGCTGCAGGCGATGGCGTAGTTATTCAAAATATGTCGATAGTTAACTGTTACTTTGACGGCATAAGCGGCACCGGGTGCTATCTTATTGTTTCGCATCCGACCGGCCTCATCATCAACATTCGCGGTGACAATTGTTGGTTTACCGGCGGTGCCGGCGGCACGTCGGTCGGTGACTACAACATTATGCTTACCAATCAGGGCAACCCGACAAACGGCGCCATCCAAGATATTACTTTCGTCAATTCGATCTTTATGATTGCGAAGCGGGAAAACATCTATGTCTCGGCGAATTGTCGCCGTATTAGCTTTGGCAATTGCCGTGGGGTTGCGCCCAATGGCTTGGCTGTCGGACATTCGTCCGTTAGGATCGAGGCTGGCGCGTTGGATACACAATTTATCGGCGGATATTACAACCACGATATTGCTGCGTTTGGCTACCCGCAGCGTGGTGCGTATGCGTTTCAGCTTGATGCCAATCTTGACCGCTACAGCATCACGGCGCTCGATGCTGGCGGCACGGCCGGCTCGCTGAGTGTCGGCAGCAACTCTGCCGGAAGCAAACGGCGGAAGATTTCGCTAAATAATCCGGACTACGCCGTTGCCGCCACAGGCGGCATATTCGTGCTGCCGGCAAACGGCGGGACATTCACCAACACGACACCATTTACTGTCGAGGCGTTTATCTATGGCGGCACGATAAGCGCCATTTACCGAGACAGCATAGCAATTGCTGCCGGCCCGCAAGCCTCAGTGCGAGTTGATCCCGGTGATCACTATGCCATCAATTATACGGTGGCCCCGACAGTTAAATATTTTATCGTTCGATGAACGTCCCGGCCGAGCTTGCCAAACAAGTCGTCGATAGCCTGAAGGCGACGCCGTTTCTGTTGGCCCTGCTGGTGATCAACATGGTGGTGCTGGGCGGCTTTGCCTACACGCTGCACCAGGTCGCGCACTCAATCGAACGGCGCGACAACATCCTGGCAAAGTGCCTCGACCGATGAAAGCGATCCTGTTGCTGGCGCTGTTGCTCGGCGGCTGCGTCACCGATCGGCAGCTCTACACCCGCGCTGAAATAATCGCGCCCGGCGGTTACACGCGCGCCGAGGTGGATGCGATCAACGCCGAGACGGCTTGCAAGGCACAGGCCCGCAATATGCTGCAGGTGGCTCGCTGCGAAGTGCGGCGCTAACGGGAGGAACGGCCATGATTAGCGGTTTAATCGTGCTGGTGATCTACATCATCGTTGTGGCGTTGGTGCTGTGGCTGCTAAACTATCTTGTTGATGCAATCCCGATCCAGGAACCGTTCCGGCGCGTGGCCAAGATCGCCATCCTGGTGGTGGGCGTGCTGATCGTCATCCTGTTGCTGCTGAATTTCATCGGCGCGATCGACGCCGGTATGCCGCGGCTGAGATGACGGGATGGATGCGCCATGAGGGACGGGAGATGGTGCGAGATGCCATCATCATCGTGCTCGCGGTCATCATCATCGGCACGTTCGCCCTGTTACTCTCGTTCATCGTCTCTGCTTTATAGTGGTTTGTAACTCTGGCAAATTCGCTAATGATACCAGTGGGCGCTTTATCCAATTTGTAACTCGCAAGCCATTGGGATTGCTGGTAAATAGCACAACCTTCGCTCCCGCCATCACCAATTTCAGGCATTGATTTCGCTACGGAATTCGCCCCAGTTACAAACTCTCCCGAAAAGTTTGTAACTCAGTGTTCCTGTTTCGACCCGCCAGGATATTGCTTGGGCAGCAGCTCGAAGGATTTAGCGCGGCTTTTAATTTGACCGGCTACAAGCTTCTCCCGAAGCTTTTCAAAAGCCTGTTCCCGGCTGCAGCCTTCCGCTCGCATGACGTGCCGGATGGCTTCGTCCAGTGGCATCCATTGGCTTTTCTGTTTCATCGCGCCACCCTCCGCTTCCTGCGCCAGCCGAGCAGACCCATCACACCGAGGCCGGTGGCGAACAGCGGCAACGCGGCGGGCAGCGGGACGGCTTGGGGTTGGATGCGGGACCATGAGCCGGATATGGAGATGTCGGCAGTGGCGGAGATATTGGTGATGGTCATGAACATGAGGTGGAAGTCGCCGGTACCAGCCATGTCGCCGACGAAAACGTGGTTTAGGCCGGCGTGGAGAGAACCGCCGGCGGGGAAGATTTCGGTGGTGTTCCAGGAGGGTGGACAGAAGGAGCAGAAGTCTTTGTAGGTGGATCCTTCCCAACTGGCGTGGAAGGTTGGGATGGTGTTGAGGACATATGCGTCGACGATCGTTCCCCAATAGGGGGCGACACTCCAGGTCTCGCCGGGATTGACGACAACTGCGCGCGCATTCTGGGCTGGAAGTAGAATCGCCGCAGCAAGCGACGCCATCCGCAAATAGCTATTCATTGAAATCCCATTCATTTGGTTGCCTTTCTTTTTTCCAGAGAAGCCATCGCCTGTTGCGCCGCCACGGTGCGATTGAATTCGGCGGCATAAAGCTCGATCTCGCGCAGATCCTTGTGCCCGGTGATGGCGGCGATCTGGTGCGGCGTCATCCCCTGATGCACCAGCCGGACGGCGATCGCCTTGCGCAACCCGTGGGCGCGGAATTCAACGCCGGCCGCCACGCACTGATCCCGGAACCAATTGCCGAAGCCGGCGGCGCTGTAGGGCTTGCCGGTGCCGGTTGTCAGCAGCATCAGCTCCTTGGTCGGCATGGCGTCGATCGCCGCCTGCAGATCGGAATGCACCGGGATCGTCACGGTGACGCCGGTCACGTTCCTGGTTTTCTGCGGCTTCAAGGTGATGACGCCGGCGCGGATATGGGCGCGGCTGAGCAGCACCGCATCGGATCGGCGCAGGCCGGTATTCAGCATGATTTCCAACGCCAGCCGCGGCATGGTGCCGAGCGCGTGGTGCGCCTGGTACTGCGCGATCTCGTCTTCGCCGGCACGCTTGAACCCGCCGGTGCTCGGCCGGCGTTTGCCTTTCAATCCATCGGTCGGATCGATCTGGACGAGGCCCGCGGTGCGGCAGAATTTCATCAAGGCGCGAAGCGCATTCAATAGATGCCGCTGGCCGGCGGCGCTGTCGATCGCACGCACCACCTTCATCAGGCGTTCATGCGTCAAGGTGTGGAGCTGCCGCTCACCGCGCGGCACATTGTCGGCGGTTAATTCCTGCCTGAATTTTTCTAGCTTCTGCCGGTGCCGCATCTGGTGCGCGCGGCCGAGGTTGGTGAATAGATCGTGATCGTAGAAGCGCACGATCGCTTCGTTGAGCGTGCCGGGCTTGGTGCGGTTGGCGCCGATCGTAACGGCCGTGGCGGACGGGATCGGCAGGCCGGCCATGGCGGCTTCGATGCCCGCCATCATTGCCGGCGACCACGGCAGGCCAGGCAACGGCACCGGCTTTTGATTGGGCAGGCGCAGATAGTAGCGCGGCTTGCCATAACGATCGATAAAACCATTGACCCGTTTTGGTAGTTTCATCGGCGCGTGATCCAGTGATAGGCGCTGGCCAGGCTGCGGAATGTCTTTTGAAATTCAGCGCCGAGATAGACCGACCAGGCCTTGCGGTTACGATGGATGCAAAATCCCTCGCAGCGATAGAAACCATCGCGGATATAAAACAGGTTTATTTTTTCGCCAGCCATTCGTCGTCTGTCCCCATGTCCACCGGCACCGTGGCGGGCGATGGTTCGCCTAAGACCACGACGATCGTGCCGTCCCGTTTCACCTCGACGCGGGCGACCTTGGCACCGGACTGCTCGGCTGCCTTGATGGCTGCCTTCAAGTCGCGTTGCCGGAATGTTGTCTCACCGCGTGCCATGGAATTACTGTGGTGCCAATTTGGCAATATGGCTGGACATGATCGCGCGGCCTATGATTTCCGGGATCTGCGGGACGACGGCGTTGCCGAGGCTTCTAAGACGGTCCACCCGAGCGGGAACCCCATGAGCCACTCGACGAACGTCGGGTTCAGTCCGCCATTGCCCAGCGGCGTCACCCCGTCGTATTCCATTGCCGATCGCGGCGTAGTGCGAGGCGTGTGGAACCTCACCGCATTTGGTGTCGGAAATTGCTTCGCAAACCGATCCAGCGACACCGACTTGTTGGTCGCAAAATTCAGCGTCTCCGTCGACGTGCTGCGGCGCTCGATGTGGTCGCTCGCTGTCGGCGTCGGGATGCTGTGGGTAGGCAATGATCCATACCCGGTCGCGCCGGTGTGGGGCACCAACGGCGGAAGCCGGTATGCAATGCCATTCCGCATCATACCCGAGCGCGGCCAAGTCTCCGAGAACAACGCCAAGTCCCCGTCCAAGCAAAGCTGCGACGTTCTCCACGATGACGTAGCTGGGTCGTACATCGCCAATAATTCTGGCGTAGTCCGACCATAGGCCGCTGCGCGTCCCTGTAATGCCTGCGCCCTTTCCTGCCGTGCTGATGTCCTGGCAGGGGAAGCCGCCGCAGATGACATCGACACCGCAGTCGCCAGCCCGTCGCCGCTCTTGGCCGATAGTCCCGCCTTGTTGTAGTTGCCTTTGATAGTTGGGGTGGGCCACAAGGCTTGAGGCGGTAAGTTCTCGGACATCTCTGAAAACAGGGACAGTTGGCCAGTGCCTGGCAAGGACGGCGCGGCAGTAGGGATCGATCTCGCAGAACGCGACGGTTCGCATGCCGGCCCGCTCGAGGCCGAGGCTGAAGCCACCAATTCCTGAGAAGAGGTCGAGGACATTCACTGGCTCATTTCCGGCACCGCCAGGTGCTGCCGTAGTGCACCTTGCGCATGCCATGCCGGGTGCAGATGTCGCTCGCCGCCACGGCTTTGCGCTTCGGCAGCGGCGACGGCTCCGACAGCACCATCAGCAGCGGGTCGGGCTCGGGCTTGATCGGTTCCGTCTGCACGATCCGCGGCATGTTCATCGCCTCGATGCGCGCGGAGTTCATCGCCAGCGTGGCGACATCGTCCTGCCAGATGGCATCCTGAAACGGCTTGTCGCGCAGTTGGTGCACCGGCAGCGGGCCGCGGCCGAGCGCAAACGATGCAGCGATCACCGTCATCACGGCGCCGCCGATCAACGCGCTGTGGGCCGCGGGGTGCATTAGCCTGTGATCTGCTTCGCCCGAAACTTGGTCAGCTTGTCGGCCTGGACCTGGAACGTGTTGTGCGCCTCGCGGATCAGCAGGCTTAACGCCTCGATCGTCGCGGCCTGGCCATCACCTTGGGTGCGAAGGTTATCGGCCTCGTCGCGCATCAGCTGGATATGCGATTGCATTTCGCGCTCGAGCAGCGTCGCCGCATCGTCGATCGCCTGCGCCGCGGTGTGGTGCATACTGCGCACGATCTCGGGCATTTTCTCGGGCGCATCTTGCACAAGCTCGTGGTTGATGTGCACACCGTTGCCGTTCGTCATGCCGGGTTCGTTCATGCTGATACTCCCTGGTTAAACTCTGCACGCAACGCTTCAAGGGCTTGCTTCCAATCGCGCCACGACACTCGCCCAAAATTAGGAATGTGGAACAGGTCGGAATCGCTTAGCTTCAGCGCATCGCCAACCGTTTGGCAGCCTTCGTTTTTAAAGCAGTTGCGGGTGCGTGCCGATAAATTGAGTGCCTCAATCGGCACATTCTCGATACATGCTGCCGCATGATAGGCTCGCTCTGCCTCTTCACGTTGTGCGGCTTTTCGCTCTACCTTGATGATGATGTTACGGATGCGTTCCCGCGAAATGCCGTATTCCTCACCGAGCTTTTTTAGCGTGACGCCACCGGCAAGATACTTTGCGGCAATCTCCCGATTGCGGTCAGGGTCGCCGGCTGTGTTCTGGCGTTCAAATCCGTAGCGTCGGCGGAGATAACCGATGATAGTTGCCGGAGACGTTCCCCAAGGAGAATGGACGACGCCGTGCAGATTATGCAGTGTTTCAGCGACCTCGTTGTTGCTGTACCCCAATCGCAGCAATGCCAAGATCTGGGACAGATACGGCTTTAGATACCCGGTGTATTCGTACGGCGGCGGTTCTGGCTTCGGAACTTCATATCCACATCGCGGGCATTTCATTTGCGCGCCCTAATGTCCATGTTGCTCGTCGAAATAGTCCTGCACAAAGCGCAGCACGCGCGCCTTGGCTCGATCGGTCGGCAACACGGTCAATGCCTGCAGCACATCGGTGACTGCGGCGACGCTGGCTGCGCCGTCGGACCCGGGGTTGAACAGGTCGCCGGGAACATGCGGCGATTCCACTTTGGCGGCATCGAGTTCGGTGGCTTGGTGGGTGGTAGCAACTTGCTTTGATCGTCGGCGACGTTTCATTTGGTTCCCCTACTGAAAATTGCCGGGCGCAGTCCCTGTGTAAGTCGCTGCGCCCGGCGTTCACGCGCCAGTGTGGAATTCAAGCACTGGTGCGTTACACTAATCTTCACTTTGTCCTTACGCTCAACACCATGCCCGGATTGGACAGCATTGCGCCGCTGACCTCCGCGCCATCCTTCAACGCATCGAGAATTTCGCGCTTGAGGATGTGCGGGCGTTGTTCGATGAAGATCTGCGGCAGGAGGTCCTCGTCGGTGATGGTGACATGCGGCTGGCCGGCGCGCAGCGATGCCGTGAAATCCGGCTGCGTAAGTTTATGAATGTGAGCATCGGCCATTGCGTTCTTTACGATTTGGCGCAGGCGTTCAGCGTGCAATTCAAAACGGTCGAGTCGGTCCTTCATATCCATCGTGCGTGCTCTAATCGCAGAAGCCATTACTTCGGCATCGATCACGCCGCGGATGATCGCGGCCAACAGTTCGTGTAGATTGGTCAATCCTTCGACGGTATCGGCGAGGGTCTGCTCGTCGAGGTCACCGTCGCCAAATTCGGCAAGCACTGCCTCGCGGATTTGATTGCAGCGCCGTACCTCGGCATCGACAATGAGCTTGTCAGGAAGTTGCATCGTCCACCTCGCCGGTATCGGAGTCATGTCGGTTCCGCTTGCGCTCAAGCTGGGCGAGCGCATCATCGAAATGGTCTGCGGGGATGTCGGCTAGCTTGTGTACGTCGAACTCCCACCGGACCGACAGATATTCGAGATACTGCGGCAGGTCGGCGTCGAGTTCCTCTGCGAGCTGCAACAGCCTGGCGCGCTGCGCCTCGTTGATAGTGGCAGGCGCCCGGTGCTGCACCGGCTCGGGGATCTCGGTCTCGTCCAGGAAGCCGAGCCCACTGATCGATAGTGTCACGCGACGCTTCGCCTTGGTGACTGCCTTCATCATGGCATTGGCGGAGAATTCATTGCCGGCCGATTTGTACGGCACGACGCCGTAGTCTTCGTCGGTGCGCCCGGTCTTGTCCCTGGCCTTGGCGTGGACGGTGATCAGGCCACCGTCGATGGTTTGGCCGACGATCTCGATCGATATGCCGTTGATCTTGCGAAGCTGGTCGGCACAGTCGCGCTTGGCGTACAGCACGAGCTTGCCGGACAAGTTCAGGTAGGCAAACGGTTGGGTGAGGTAGTTAAGCCCGAGCGACTGGCACACCCGCATGTAATATTCGTTGCGTTGCGCCTCGGTGAGTTGGCTGAGATCGCCGCGGATCAGCACATTCTCGACCGTCGTAGGCGTTGGCTGCTCGGTTCGTTTGGCTAATGTTGTCATATCTGTTCCTTGCGAGCCAGTTGCTCGATTTCGAGGATACGTATGTGCCGCGCCCTGATCCGTGCGTAGGTCAGGTGCTTCTCGATCTGTTTGGGATTGAAGCCTGCGAAGGCGAGCGCGCGGCGGCAGGCTTCCGGATTGGATAGCTCGACCACTACCTCGGACAAGACCTGGGCCATGATTTCGGGCTTGTTGCCGCGCGGTATCATGGCGCCGCCACGGCATCACGGGCGAGATCGCGCGCTGCATCGAGATGGTTGCCGATGTCCTTGCCGCGGAAGCCTGCCGACACCAGTGCAAGGATGCAGTCCCGATCGGCACCAAGCTTGGCGACATCGAGCAACGCCAGCGCCATCTCGTCGATGAGGCGCTGTTCACGGTGGGTGGTCAATGGAACGACGTTGGTGGCGGTCATGGCAGTGCGATCCACCAGCCAAACCAGACGGTGACAATGAGGGTGAGGGCTATGGCGTCGGCGATCATTGGCGGCTCCAGGCTCAAAATTGAGCGTGAAGCCTTTTAGGGACAAATTGTCCTAAATGTCAAGGACGAAATGTCCTTATACAATCGTCGTCTTTTAGGCTGCTTTGCGCCGTCGTGGCAACCGGACGGGCGTTTCTCTCGGATGCTCGGCTGGGCCTTTGCCCTCGCCGGTCAGCAACCATTCCATCGATACGTTGGTGGCTGCACAGAATTTCGGAATGAAGCGATGCGGTAACGGGGTTCGGGTTTCGTATTGCTTATAGGTGCCCTGGTCTACGTCCAGAATTGTCTGCATCGGCCTTAG